ATATCATCCCCTTTTCTATGTGGGAATTTTATTACTGGACGAACGTCTGGGGATGGGCGGAAGGTTAACTCAGTTCCTTTGTAGTACAAATAACCTGTAATCCCATTCTTATCTAACTCTCTGGTTTTCACTCTATTATATTGCTCTTTTAAGGAAGCAACATCGAAGAGATTTGCTGTAGTCTGTAATGTAGCCTCCTGAGGAGTAAATGGGTGTTCAGCAATATACTGGTCATAAGATTTAGCATCACTTCCCTTCCTTTTATTCTCACGTTGTGCTTCTTCAAATGCTATAGCGTCTTCAGTTAAAGAGTTTCCATCATCATCTATAAATCCATCTAAGCTTTCATAGATAGGGACAAAATAACCACATGTTGTTCCCATTGCTCCTGGATCCCATTCGTTCTCAAATGCTAAACAGTCGTATGCATCAGGGTGATAGAATAATTCCTCCATACCGTCAAATCCTACTCCTTCTTCTCCACCCGTCCCAAATGCAATCATTGTCCCAAGAGTTTTAGAACCTTGACGCATCGTAGGCATAGCAACTTCCCATGCTTTAAGCAATCCAGAAAAGCTACCCGCTTCTTCAAAGAATACAAGTTCTCCAGCTTTACCTCTGAGTTTGTCTGGGTTGTCCTTTAGGGAAACTCCAAGTATCTGAGATTTTAATCCTAATTCTACGTCTGCCCCGTTTACATTCTTTTTATACCCAGCTTGCTTGTGCATCTCCCTATCTCGCAGACGTGGTTGAGTCCATGCTGTATTATCGTCTATGAAGTTTAAGAAGTCCCAAGTCTTAGACAGCAACCCGTCCCCAATTAAGTATTCTTTCTGCTCAGCAAATACGTAGTTTTTAGAGTTACGTATTAGAAAATAATTCCGTGCAAGCATAGAACCTGCTTTGTAAGAATAACCCTTACGTCTAGCTTTTAGAACTACTATGTGTTTGTTTTCTCTACGAGCCCTATCTATTGCATGAAAATACTTGTAATCCCCGTCGTAGAATGCTGGGAATGTTCTCTCACGTCTAGAGATCTTAGTCCCATCAAACATCACATCATCTACAGCTCGGTCAATTGGGCAGAAATTCAAATAAAAATAGTGGTACCCAGTTATTCTAACTCCGTCTAATTCATACCCTTCTAGACATCTTTTTCCTTGCTCATCCCAATACTCATAATACTCTTTAGTCCCCGTAAGGGCTTCGCAATAGTATCCGTATTTTAAGTAATGGTTTGCTGCTTCTGAAAATCTTGTTGTGTCTTTGAATTTTGACATTACTGTGAATACTTGTTTACTACAACCCCACCTCTATTTGGGTTGTCTTTCTGCTGCTCCTTTTTGACTAAATCTTCGAGTCTATTTAGTCCATCTACAACGTCTGCAATCTTTCCAAGATTTGCTACAAGATCTTTTGCCTGGTTGATTGGTCTCCCATTCTGATCTATAGCTGTCAGGTCAATTGTTCTAAAGTATTTCTCAAGACTTGTTACTGATGCTTTTGCTGATTTCAATAATTTGATTGCAGAAGTTTCAGATAATTCTTTGTATTTATCAATCCCAGCCTGCACTTTAGGATTGAGTTTAACACTCAAGTCTTTAGATATCTTTTCCCATCTCTCTTCTTCCTCATAAACAAAATATGGAGATCTGTAATCTTCAAAGAAGAATATCGCAGATAGTTCGTTGATCTTAAGATCCTTGAATTCTGGGATAGTTAGTACATATGCAGATGGGATTACTGTAGTTCCACTAATGTTTATCAGTTCTTTCATTATTCAGATAATTAAGACGGCCTCCCCTAACATGAAACTTCCCAAGATATGGTAGTCTAATAGATTCAAATTGTCCCTTACGTATTGTTGAAGCCACAAATGCAAATTGAGAATATACTGCTTCTTCGACAACATGTAGGGGGAGATTATATTTTGTAGCCAGTCTTTGTATTATAACTTTCTCATTCAGGTATTTTGGAACTTTCATTTACATCCCATCGATTATCGGGGCACGCTGCAGTTCCCCATTTTGCTTTATGTTCAACAATACACCCACACAATCCGCATCTCTTGTTTCTCAGCAAATGCTCACAATTTTGGCATGTATTTAATCTATCTACGTATTGTTCTTTTGGAACTACAGGCGCTCCTGCTTTTACGTATTGGTAGAGTTCTTTTGAAAAGTTTCTCACCATTGTTGGGATAGACAACTTCAGTTTGTTTGGTTCTTTTTCCATAGTTAGTTTGGTTATGGTTTAAACGACTTATCTGTAAATTGAATTTTAGCCCTCCCATCAACCAGTTTAATTGTACAAGTTGATGATTGAGAGTTGAATTCATCTAAGTATTCTTCTATATTCTCACGTGTAACTAAGAATGATAGAAAAACTTCAAGTTCCTTAGCAGCTTGAAAGGTTTTAGTCTTTAATAAAACTACCTCGCTGTGCTCGTTTCTTAACCTATCAAAATCCTCCAACGATATAGTGACTGTTCCATTCATGTTTATTCTTCAGGAATAATCCCACATATCATAAATTCATTCACCATAACAAATTTCCCTTCGGGAATCTCAATAATTAATCCGTCAGATTGTGGGTGCACCATTACAGTATCCCCAGTTTTTACTTTCTGACAATCAGGGCCTGTCTTAATTACCTTCAAGATATTCTTACGCATGTTGCGTTCAGCACTAGCTGGGACAAGAATTCCTGACTCTGTTTTACTTACATCGGGAAAAGGGAGTAATACCCAGTCCCTTGTAGGATTAAATTTAATATTTTCCATTGTGTTTGGTTTGGTTTGGTTTAGTTGGTTTGGTTAGTGGTTATTTAAATACTCTAGTAATTCGTGTATGTCTTCTGGCTTTCTCATGTGTTGTATTGGGGTCATAACAAACCCACAATCACACGTTTGTCCATATACAGACAGTAAATATAGTAAATCTGATGAATTTACTATATAATTTAAGTCTAAATCCCCAACAGTGCATCCTTCACAGTTGTAATTAGATAGAATAACCAGAAGATCAGAGGTTCCCACATGACAATCATTGTCTAGGTCTCCAAAACAAAAAACATCATCTGAGAATAACTCTGATCTCTGGTACTCAAGCATGGCATGCATACGTTCAATCTGTCCTGGAGTGAATTTATCTCTACATAACTCGTGAGAATAATCCATATGATTATCTGCAGCAAATGATACATTGTTGTAGTTAGATGCTGGGCAGTAATAACCTGGGATACCTGGACATCCATAACTAACTTTAGTTGGGGGTGTATCACATACGTAGTCCCCTGTGAATTCACAATCTCCTAAGTTTTGTCCGCAGTTTGATACTGTTCCGCTCCCATTTCTAAACACATGATGCAGACCACAGTAGTGCCCCATCTCATGAGTCAGCGTTTCGTTCTCATATCTGAATGTTAAATGCGGACCACTCAGCCCAAACACTTCTGTTTCTACCCACACCCCGTCAAGATCTGACCAAGGTTGGTACAGAACCCATGCAAAACCAAGAATTGACGAGCAGAAATCAGGAGCAACATAGATATTGCAGTATTCTGCAGTATTCCATCTAACCATATCAGTCCACTGCGCCATCTGTGTCCCGTATTGTGGGAAACAAACACCGCTACCTCCTCTGTATGAATCTGCCCAAGCAAATGTTCCAAGATGAGTGTACGTTGTATTAACTAAATTGAATGAAATATTAGTTGAATCAAAATCTACATTAAGTTGATCAAGTGCTTCTTCGATAATCTCTAACCCAATATTGCTATGTGGGAAATATTGATTGTCATGCAGAACATGTACAACACAGTTAATTACTTTCTCATTGTACGTCCTATTGTACTGAGAAGAATATCCTAATGGGAGTATATCTTCTTCATTACCCATAACTACACATTCGTTGTATAGAATGTCTTCATTTTCTGTTAGACTATTTGTTTGAGCTACAGATAGTGTTGCACATGTAGCTAATAAAATAGATACACAGAATAAACTAGCTATAATAGCTATTACTCTGTGTACAATTCTAGAGAAGACGGGGTTTTGGGTAATTTGGGTCATGGTTATTAGGATTTTCTTTTGTATTGCACTTTCTCTATAGATCGTCCTGCAAAATATGCAGAGAATGCGGTTAATGCAAGTACTTCTAGTAGACTAACATACTCTTCTTTTACTTCAAATCTAATTGACTCTATAGAATCAGTTATTGCAAGTAAAAGATACAGACCTAGAAGTGCAATAAGAGCAATAGGACGGACATTTTTTGCTAGTTTAGAGTCAGAAGACATATCTGCTTCCCACCTATTTGTAACATTGTCTTGAGCATGTCTTTCTTGCTCTAATAATAGCTTTTCAAACTCTAACCTATCTTCTTTTGGGATATCTTCCTTATCAATCAAACGTTTTACAACCCCAAGAGCACCTTGGTCAGGTAATAATTCCCCAACTGTATCTAGAACCTGTGGAGCTTTGTCTTTTAACCACTGCCCTACTTTAGTATCTTTTAGTTTCTTGCGGTCTTTCATTTGATTATTTGATTATTACATAGGTTTATAGAAGGTCTCTCCTTTTATCCGTACAGCTTTGAGAATTCTCTTTTTATTCTCTTTATCCCTATACGAAACATGTACCCAATCAGGATTATTGTCATCTCCAAACTCCCAAATCAATTGATTGAACTCTAGATTGTTCTTGATATAGTCAAAAATCTCCTTGTTTGTGATGCTTGTAGAACCATCGACATCAATATCGAGCGCGCGGCCCTCCATATGTTCAGAATTCTTTGCACCTCCTACAGCTTTATTGAGTTTTTTACATCTATACCCAGAAGAAACAGAGATTGGGACGTTAAAATGATCACGGATTGGTTGAAAGATCTTCTCCGCTGTTAGTTTTAGGTTTGCTATTTCTTCTTTTGATGGCGTATTGTCTATTCCGAGCCTTTTCGCGGTTAGAGATTTTGTTACCTCTGCGAGTGTTAGGTTTTTGCTTAAGTTCATCTTCTTTTTGTTTATTGGTTTCTTCTTCGAATTGCATTAATTTGGTGTGGAGATCTTCTATTGCTCTATGCGCAGCTATCTTCATCAGAGTATCCATAAGCATTGCTGATTCACAATGAGCTTCATCAAATGTATCTAGTATTTTTACTAGTAATTTCCCAGTACCTGTTAAAGTTTTGTGATATTGATTGTATCCTAAAACTGCAGATATGGTTTGATCAGGATTCCCAAACTTAAATTCTGCATCTTTGTGGATTAATGCCGCATCTAATAAATCTGCGCAGAATACATTCCCAGTTTGGTCAATTGACAGTGCGCAGATGTAGAAATATTCCCCAAGTTTCTTTCTCCAACCTTTAAATCTCCACACAAATAGGCGTGTTACTAAAGAAAATAGTAACCCCAGTGGAGTTAAGACTATAAATAGTACAATAGCTATTAGAAAGAGTAAGAATTTCATTGTTATTATTCTTCTACAGGTGGAAACCAACCATCTTGCTCCATATACGCTTGATCTCTTACGATTGCAGTAGATGGGATGATGTTTTGAAACTGAAATACGTCAGAACTTGAGTTTTCGATGTACGCACGCAGCTGATCTTTCTCTGCTTGTGAAACTTCTGGGAACAGATCTACAAGATTGTCGATATTGTTCTCAGGATGTACGTAAATCTCATAATCAAGAATTACGTGCAGCGCATGCAAGTCACTATCTGGGTGTTTAATCCACCCAAAAACATATTTTGTAACGTCAGATTCACTCTTGACATGTGGAGGTCTAGAAATATTGAAAAGTTCTTCTGAGATCTTTTCAGCTCTTTCTTGAGAAGTAAATCCAGCTTCAGGTTGTACGATTATGTAATTCATTTTTAATCATTTTGGTGCAAATATATAATTTAAATCTTGTATCTATATATTTTGCTTAAAATACTTTATAATAATCAGATAACATTTGAAGTGTAGGCTCTCCTACTGCAAAAAGTGATTGCGTTGAATTTTCCCAAATCATAATTTCTTGAATTTCCCCACTAAAAAATTCACTAGTTGCTGACCCATCTTTTCTTCCTACGTTGATACTTGTTATTGCAGCATTTATAGTATTTGTAACTCCTGTTTGAGATCTAAGAGTAGCATTATTCCCCATGATAACTATTCCTCCAGCCGTGTTTCCTGTAGTTGTTGTGCTGAATGATACACAAGCTGTATCTTGTGAGTTTATACTACTTCCACTTGTTGTTACGGCAGTGTCAGTATTTCTTCTAATACTGGGAGTTGAACCATTTATGTAGAAGTGTAAATTATCAGAAGCTCCAGATAATCCTAATATATGCTTTGTACCTGAGGAACTTGAAATTCTATAGACTCCAGCAATGGAGACAGGAATACTTGATATATTTATACTACCTGATAAATGGTGATTAGTTCCATCAAATCTTACTGAGGGAAGTCTGTTTCTTATTATTAGTCCAGACGTTGCTGTCGTAATTTGTGGTTGATTTGCCGCAGTACTTTGACCTAAATTATTTCCGTTTCCAGATTGATCTGCCCAGGCCACAATAAAACAATTAGTTCCCTCGCAAAACTGTCCTAATGTTTCAGTTGACGAAGTATTTATACTTGGGGAAGCTATAGAAGAATAAGATATTTTACCTTCAAAATCTGGATATATAAATCTTTCTAAATTATCTGCTGCTCTCCGTATTCGAAGTAAATATGTAGCATTTGCATTTCCTGTTTTTCTCAAGGAGTATAAAGCTTTTAATCCTGCTGGATATTTTGTCGCAAGTGATGTAGATAAAACTTCTAAAGATTGTATTTTGTAATACCTATTAATTTCCTCTTCAATATCTATCTTATATGATTCTCCAGGAGTATCAAAATGTACAAATTCTTGTATATACCCTTGGAAATTACTTCCCCCAAATTGTATACTACCTGGACTAGTTAAGGAAGTAAGGTCTCTAATTGCTGCTGTATTATTTTGTTTTGTGTCGGATAAACCATTTGCAGTTACATAGAATCTAGAATTAAATCTTGCAGATGATGCTAAATATTGTGTATTTGGAGAAAGAGTATTACTTGACGTATCACTTGTAATAGTGCTAGCACTTGTAATAATAGTTCCTATAAATTTAGATGTGCTTGTTGAATCTATTTCTAACTTTAAAATATCTTGAGATGTTCCACTAGTTCTTGAGAATGTGACAATAGTTTGAGCATTTGCAAGTATAGCATTAGTAGAGTAAACTAAAAAGTTTAAAAATCCTTGTGTAGTATTTGTTATACTTCTTGCTACTAATGGGAATGCAGTAATATTTGCTGTTTTTAAAGTTTTATTAGCTTCAAAATAAATTGCAGGTTTTCCATTTAATTTTGTAAAGTCTCCCGCTGTTGCATCATATATTTTAGGGCTATTTATAAGTGTACCTTGAAGTAAATGTGTTACATCGTCTAATCTAGCTGTTAAACTTTCGTCATAAGCTTGATTATACCACTTTGTAACAAATCCATCCACATGTGTAATTTGTGCTGGAGCATATTTTGGATTTCCTAAAAATTCTCCAAGTGTTGGAATTGGTTTAGTGAATGTAAAACTTGTCCCACTTTTAAGTCTAACTACAGAGTTTAAAGATATTGTTCCATTTACATCGGGGTATACAAGAACTGTAGCCCCCGTAGATTTGGTAATATCTAGTAATGGAAGAACTCCAACAGCCGCTAATTGTTCAGCAGTTCTGCCGTGTTCTATAACTGGTTGAAGAATTGGTTTTGATATTCTAAGACTATAGTTAAATTTAGAACTTACAAAAGAATTTTCTATAGTATCTAATTGAGATCTATTGATGTACGAAGAATTGTACACACTATTAAGATCTGATTCAATTTCAAATTTATCTCCTATTCTATTACTTTGATAGTATAAAATTTCTTGTACTTTTCCAGAAAATCTATTTGTTCCTGCCTCAGTACCAGATCCAAGTATTAATTTAGATGACGTAGTTTTAGGTGTTCTGTCTAATACTTGCTGCAAATCTCCTCCCCCAAAAGATATGTATCCTGCTACTGGAACATTAGAGCCTACTACGCATATAACAGCAGATTCGTTAAAATTTTTAATTGGGATATACTTAGTATTTGCAAAAGATTCTATATCTCCGTTAGAAAAGTTTGATTTAATTGCTTGACTATTAGTAGATCTAAAAATATTTGCTTCTCTAAATGTAAATAATACTTGTCCACTGGTTGAATTGTCTGCAAATTCAGCTATTGTAAAAACTGTAAATTCTGAAAGTGGGGATTCGGCTGCAGCAGTTTGAAGATGCCCATTCCCAGAAAATTTAATAGCTGGTTTTCCATTAGTTCCAGTAACTATTGCACCGTTTTCATATATAATAGGAGCAGTCCCAACTAGAACATTTAAATCTTGTCCAGCTACTTTTGATTGATTATACCATTTGGTGACTTTACAAGTTGTTCCTACACAAAATCCATTTATAGCGTCTGTATCTAAGTCCCCCGTAGCAGTATAACTTATATTTTTAGATGTAGCATCGCTGTCTCTAGTTATCTCTATTATATTTGTAAAAGAACTACCTGCGGTAATTGATGATATTCTTCGCAGTGAGTATGCCGCAGTAGCACCTGGGTATTTACCTAAAATATATTTCATAATTTATATTTAGTCTTTGGAGTATATGAGGTTCTTATTATTTATTGCGTCAGATATATTAGATCTTACAGAAAGCATACTTCTATTAAAGTATATAAATTCTGATATTCCAGATGTTAAATACGGAGTGCTTAGATTCGTACTGGAGTTAAAAAATGGTTTTAATCTAGTAATTGTGTAATTTGGGGATAAATCATTCGCTCTTGTCCATCTTCCAGCATTTCCTGCTGCTGTAAATTCTGCGTCACTTAATTGGTACATAAATTTTATATGAGTTGCAACATTAGTTATTGCACTATTTCCAATAGTATAGTCTCCACTGTTTGTAACTCCAAGTCCAATTACAGTATTTGCTACTAAAACTTGCCATGTAGTGCCCCCTGCAGAATATCCACCTTGAGCTTTTATGTTCTCAAAAACAGTGTGACTGTAATACGCTCCATATATAGATTCATACACTCTTCTAATTCCCCCAGATGCATTACTTGACCACTGTGCATTTGTAGTTACTGTTGTGATTGAGCTTCCGTTTGGATATACGGAACTTGATAAGTTTGTAGTTAATATGTAGTAAGTAACACCTATAGATGTTATTGTGAGGTATGTATATGTTACTCCATCAATTACAGGGTTTGATGTTGGGGCAGTAGTTGTTACTAGTCTAATTGGAGCTCCAGTAGTTTTTGTTGTACTTCCAATACTTAATAAATCTCCATTATTTGTTCCTATTGCAGAATCTTTAACAGTCATAAATGCGTAAAAACCATTAATTATTGCAGAGTAGTCTGCTAAAAAATAAGCATTTAATCCCTCATCTGTTCTTATTCCATTGCTCTGAATCCAACCTCCTGGAAGTGCTCTAAATCCTGTAGAATTATTTGGGCGAAATTTTGATTTTCCTGCGGTATCTACATACGCATAATCTTGATTCCCATATATATGCAATCTTCTACCTGTACTTGATGCAGTATTTGGCTCTTCGTAAAATTCTAATATTTGATTATTTCTAGCATAACTTCCTATAGTCCTAGCTGCTGGAATTATAGAGGTTACTTGTTGACTAATAGTAGCTATTGTATCAAAGTCATATCTTATTTTTTGATCAAGATAAAATCTTGTTGGGGATGTTACCCCAAGAAAAGAATTTGTTCCTCCCCCAAGCATATTATCTGTTATTCCAGCTGTTCCAGAGCTAACTATAATTAGGGAAAAAGTGCTTTCATTATTATTGAATGTATACACATTCTCAGTTAAATTAAGAACTGTATTAAATCCAGTTCCCATATCTCTAAGCTCTGGAGTATTTGCACTAAAAGATTTTAATAAACCTGTTGCCCCATCCCACATTTTGGGTTGTTGTGCTGTTACAGTACTAAATAAGTCATTTGTATTTCTAGTCCCATCTACATTTTTAGCTTGGTTGTACCACTTAGTAACAAAACAATTTGCAGATCCTGCAAATGTTTGCAGTGTAATAGTACTTTGAGCTGTAATAACGTTAGATGTCGGGGATACTACCCCAGAAGTATCTGCATATACATCTCCCTCTAAATTATCTGAAGCTCTTCTGATTCTTAAAATTTTTGTACTAGAGTCTCCTGTTAAATTTTTAAATGAGAAACACAGGGTTGGGTTAAAAAGATTTACGAATGTTGCAATATTATCTACATCAAAGTTTAAATTAACCCCATAATAGCTAGTTTGTTCCAACTCCATAAGTATATCTTCTGTTCGTTGAGATATTACTTTTAAAAGTTGACTTAAAGGTTGGGTAGGCATATTATTTGTTTATTTAAGTTCGTAATTTATTGATGTATAATGTATTCTTCAACATCCCCCGTTATATTTATTTGAGGGTTTGGGATGTTTACTCCAGATACTTTTATTTCTATAAGATTAAATCCGTCAGAGAATAAATTATAGACATCTCCTGCAGTTTGTGGGAATACTTCTATCCCATTTTTTTTAATATATTGAATTGTGCATCCCAGCGTGTGAGCTGCTGTGCTGTTTTGCTCATGTCTAAGTATATAGTTAGTTGTACTAGCAGATTCTCTTAATACATGTCCATTTGATCCTAGTTTTCCAATTATTATAATACCTATAGATTCATTAAAACTTTCTTCTATAACTCTGAAAAAGTTAGAACTTGTAAAGTTAATTGCTACAGTTTTTA